TTATAGGTGCAAAGCCATTTGGTATGACTTGTCTTTCTTGATAAAAATCAACTGCATTTGTCGGTAAATTAACCATTGCTTCATTTTGAATAAATACAGATGGTGATTCAATTAACTCAGTTAACCAATTACTTGTTTCTGTATTAATATAGTCAGTAGTTACTTGAAATTCATCTACATATGTGGTATAATAATCGTCTTTACCACGTGAATTACTGTTAAATACTGCGCCACTAGTTGTACTCATATTCTGCCACGGTAATTGTGGTTCTATGTAATTTTTACGTTTAAATTTACTTGATTTAGTTGTTGGATTTAATACGTTATAATAATCTAATACTCCGAATTGATTAATAAAAGCGAATCGTGTTCTACCTTTAATAAAATCTCTACCAAATTGTGGTTGTGATCCATCTACTTCTTGATCATAAAATGAACAACTAGCCTGAAAGTATCCTATATTATAATTATTTGCTGCACCTTCTACCTCGTATGTAATTCTTGACCAACCATTATCTTGTATAATTTGTGCTGCTGTGTTACTACCTAATTTATTTGGAAATTGTGATGCTGATAAATTAGCAGGTCCTATTCCTATATGAACTAATGGTCCTAATGGAGTAGAACTAGGAACATATGATGTATCATTCTCATAGTATAGAACATTATTTTTATCAAATATTCTAGCATTAATAAATGTTAAGAAATTTTCATCATTATTTGTTACCATTGATATTGTCTCCCAATCGTAACTAAATGCTTTACCTTTTAAATCACTAAAATCTGTATTATTCCAATAACTAGATGTCTGGTAAGATGGATTATTAGTTAAAAACGGTCGTTCATCACCTGCGCTTTCAGACCATTCATCTGCTGGCCAATCATATGTTAAATTAGTATACTCATTAACTGCAGGTACTAATAATAAATCGTTTCCTGAACCACTAAATGATGCAGAAAATGCTGGTGCACCTACTCCTCCTAAACCATTATAAGATATAACACTAGATGAAGGTGATGATGCATATTCTTCTCCCATTACTACTCTAAAATAAGCAGCATTTGTATTACTGTATTGTGAGCCTGTAGCTTCCATAGCATTATCATACGTCAAATACTGTGAACACACGCGAGCAATATCAATCATAGACACTGATGCGCTTGGAAATGTTTTAATGGTAGCTACCGCTGCTGTTCCACGCTGTGGAATGTATATTTCTGTAACTAATCTATATTGTGATTTAGTCATGTCTGGACCTGTAACAACAATAGGTAAATTATTTGTCGTTGCATTGACTCTAAAAGGTGAAGATACTATTGATAATGCCATAATCTATGTTACTATTCCTCCAGCTGATGTAGCTGCATTATTAATGTTTATTATTATATCCTTCTCTAATGCTTCTGTAATTGCATCTGTACCAAAATTAGCTGCTGCATTATTAATTGAATCCATTACAAATGGTTTTTTAGGATATCGTTTAACACCCTTCTTTTTAATACCATAAGCAATTGCGAATGCAAATGATTTAGGTGATTTAAATTTAGCTGGTACTGGTATTTTCTTACGTTTAATCCAATTTTCAATTGGTAATACTGGTGGCATTCTACCTGCACGTCTTGCTGGTCCTCCATCTTCTAATAACTCACCATACCATAATAACGATACTTGTAATTGCTCACCTTGATCGTTAGGTAATGCTTTGACTGTTGATTGTATTGATCTAGCTAAATCACCTGTACCTACCGAATTGTTTTCAAACAATTGGTTTTGCATTTCTTCAACTACGCGTTGTCCAAATTCAGTAAGCGATATATCTAGATTATCAAATGTCATTATATTTTAGGGAAATTACAGTAATCATAAATTCCACTTTCTGTAAATTGTATTGTTGCTACCCAACCATATACTCTATCATTGAATGCTTCTAATGTTGGTGTAATACCATTTATATCATAAGATACACCTTTAGATTGATCATCACTTGGTGGTCCCCAATTCATATATCCTCCAAAATCATATAATATAGTCTCCATTTTAGACATAACTGCCTCTGGTGATTGATTACTTAATTTAGGTACATCTAAAGCATATAACTCAAATGTTAATATTCTTAATCTTGTATCCTGAGAATAACCTGGTGAATTTAATGGACGTAAATAAACATATGGATATTTAATATTTTGACTTGATGAATCTAAAAAGTCAATACTACCGAAAGCAAATGCATTTACATACTCATGTGCTGTAGCAGCATCCCTAAATGTTTGTACTATTGTTTCTAAACTAGTCATTTAATTTGTCTTTTGCTATTTTGTTCTTAGCCGCTTTGGCTTTTGTTCTTACAATTGGTATTGCATCAGGATCACCTTCAGCTATACATTCGTATACTAAAGATAATTGCACCATCATTTGTGCTGCTATTCTGCTTGCATTAATACCGGCTTTATATCTTAACCATATTGCCTTTTTATCTACTTTATTACAGTTACATGCCATATTATTATTTTAGTCTCGTTCTATTTTTAGCCTTATTATGGGCTGCTTTCTCTGCCTGTCGTTCTAATTCTTTATTATCCTTATCTATTGCTAAATAATTCAATACAAAGTTAATATTTAATTTAGTGACACTAGTTTCTCCTGTGATATTGAGAATACCTGTTTTGGAGAGTGAATATAATGTCGCAAACCATCCCCAATGGCTATCATAGCTTCCAGTGTCTCCGTCTTCATCTTCGCCATCAGGCTTTCTTTGTTCGGTATCTTGTCTAAATAAGTCATTGAATTTATCGAGCATAAGCTGGCGGTTCCTAAAAAAAAACTTAGCGCTCCTAAAGCAAATCCTGCTGGTATCTCTTTCATTACCTCAGCATTGGTATATCTAGTTTCATTATCATATTTATCTAGTTTATACCACTTATAGACATTGTCTACTTTATTTTGCATTAACTGAACATTATGTTGTGCCTTCCAGATTAACTTATCAAACCTATGCGTTGCAATAGGTCGATATAATACCGCCATTATCTCATGTAAGTTTTCTGTTGGTTTTTGACATAACTGTTCTAGGTCAATAAATTCACCCATCGTCATAGTGCTTATATCTGCATATCCATAATCAATGCCATCACTTGATTTCCATATAGGATAGAATTGACTTGTCATTTCTAGATTATCACTAAAATCCTTAGCGACTTTACCTAAGTCTGCTATTGCCCATGTTTTAATTTCTGATTCTGGTATATTAGTAAACACGTTAATCGTTCTTACCATTTTACCTAATTCAGATAAATGTTCCAAGTTCTGTAATTGTTGATATCTACCAATTGACAAATATTGTGGAATCTTTATTTGATATTGTTTCTTCATATATTAATAAATATTGTTTTATAAAAATGGAGATATGTTATGATACTCCAAAATTCGGTTTATACGTTTGAGCTGAACGCCCTATATAGATTTTATTCGTCTGTATTTCATTACGTGCCTTATTTGCTAACATAAGTGAATCAACTATATCATCATGTATACCAGCAGGGTGTGTAAACGATAATTTACCATTTGTATTTAATTTGTAAGTATACAATGATAATTCTTTATAACATTCGCTTTCTAATTCCTTACTAGGTAATTCAACATTAACAGCCTCTATATCTTCAATTAACGTTCTAACAATTTGTGTTTTACTATCTTGTGTAGTAGTAAATCCTTTTAATTTACGTTGTTTAGGTGATATTAAGTCAAACATTGCTCTACCAATACCATTCGTTTCTATATAACCACCTGATATATTAAATCGAGCTAGATTATTAGCGAATTTATTTGCTATCGTATTTATGTTCTCACCCTTTAATCTATCCATGAACAATACTCTACCTGCCTCGTTCATAATTGTTAACACTGAATAATCATTAGATAAACCTGTATCTATACCAGCGAAGCATCTTTGATGTCTATCTCCGTTACTATAATTAGGTACAGTACATACATTATCTATTCCTCTAAATACCTCACTTGTAGCATCAGTAAATTCACCTTCATATTCTTGTCTAAAAATATCACTTGGTAATGATGCACGTTGTTCTGCTATGAATGATTGGTCTATATATGGATTGTCCGTTGAATAACCGCGGAACGAAATATAGTTAATATTAGCGTCGACTCCCTTAAGATAATATTTATAAAACCAATTTTTACTCTTAGGTGTAGATATAATTAAACATTTCTTACCAATAGCAGTTAACGTAGGTAATATAGCCTCTTGAAATCCATTTTCATTAATGTAAGCAGCCTCATCTATAACCATATAGTTAAATGAGAATCCCCTAACACTATCTGCTCGCTCAGCACTTAGAAATTGTAATGTAGAACCATTAAGGAAATTAATTGTTAAATCTGCCTTATTTGATTTAGATACTACTTTATGTGATGCGTTATATAATTCTTGGAATACTTTCTTACCTTGATTGTATATTGGAGATATCCAAGCACCTTTCTGGTTTGGATTTGCTAATAACCAATATAATAGTAGATTCTGACCTAATAGTGATTTACCCCATTGACGCGATGTTACTACAGTACCAAATTTATGGTTACTAGTTGAAAAACCGTCTATGACTGTTCTTTGTCCTTTGTGGGGTGTAAATAATTGAACATCCATTTAATATATTATTTAATTCCTTCTCATGTAACATGCTTTGTCTAGCATCATACATAATACCTGCGTTTGTATATTCTTCCTTATCGACGTATTCCATTTCCATTTCTTGGAATGCATCATTTAAATTATCGTAAAAATCATTCTGACTGAATTCCTGCATCTGTTCCCCAATTAAGCACTATGTCTAATTCACCTGATAATGCAACTTTAACTTCGTCTTCACCGTTGTATCTCATTATTTGATCTACAGCACGTTGTCTAACTTTAGCATCGTCATCAGCTAATAAGTTAATTAATTCGTTTACAGCTGGGTCTAATTGTTTACTTAGTTTTTCCCTCCAACTATCATTGTATTTATCCTTTGATTTAATCCAATATGTAATATAGGTTTTCTCTGATTTATCACCGTATTTCTCGTGACATAATTTTACCCAATCTACTTGACGCATACCTTCTTTATAACGCATATCGAAACATAGTTCGACACGTTTATTTATTTCAGCGTCATTCATTTTAATTCCTGCCATTATAGTGTATTTATAGTGTATGATAATAAATATATCTAGAATTTATCCTACTTTTACTAATCCTTGATTAATCATTTCCTCTACACTAATATCCATTGTAGACATTTCTGTTAACATACCCTTCATTTTATTTACTCCTTTACCA